TATCTTAGATTTGCGCATAGACTGAGTCTCGCCGATCTACCGGACAGAGATGGTTTCGCCGTGGCGTTAGGAAGGGATTTATACAATCTAGCCAACCTGAACGGCTCCAGGCGTCAATGGTATGAGCTTGGGATGAAGCTTCTTGAGTCAAAGAACGTCAAGAAGTTCTTCACGGTCGAAACGATGGGTGTACAGAAGCGACGCCTACGGAGCAGAATGAGCGGACGTTATTTCGGTCCATACTACGATACATTGTCATACAACATTCAGATCACCGATCCACGTATCCGTGATTACGCCAAACTCAATCGATTGATTGAGGTCGGAATGAGGATTCCTTTCGACGACTCCAAGAATCAGCTGATCGTACGTCCCGGTTATAAGACCTATTTCGTCAAGCGCGGATTCGGCTATGAGGATACACGAGAAGCCATCCTGTCCACATCCAGCTTCGGGGAGTTCCCGGTAGATTTTGTGGACAGAGAGTTGGCCGATGCGATGAATTGGGCCGCAAAGTCTCGTTTCAAGGTGGATGAAGACTACTACGATTTCGTCAAGAAGCTAATATACTTCGAGGATGATCGTGGTAAGGCACAGCATTACAATGAGTTGAATGAGTATCGTAAGTATATCCAATCGCGTGGGGATGCATATGAGCGATTTAAGACGCTTGAATGGTTACGAGATCGCGGTACACCTTTTTCTACTCAGCAGTTCATTGATCATCGTGGGCGTCTCTATGAGCGTGGCTTTATTGGTCCACAGTCTGGCGAGACCTTCAGACCTTTCCTCAATACTGCGACCGCCAAAAACTTTAGTCCACAAGATTTCCAGAACTTTCAAGATCAAATAGGATCTTTCCTGGGTGGAATCAGCGATGAGTTCGAGGGTAGATTCAATTCGATGACATTCACCGGACGCCAGAAGATCGCTGAGAAGTGGCGACCGCAATTGGTGGAGATGGGCAATCATATGCTCACGAGAAAGCCCGCGAACATACGTGCGGTGTTGGACTCCAAGCTGATGTCGATGGTGGATGGCGATGAGCAAGGTAAATTGATGCGTCTTGCGCTGGAGACCGCCAAGTTGGATAATTACTTGGGCGGCAAGTATTCCAAGAACAGTCTGGCGTCGTTGACCAATTATAAGACTGCTCTTGCAATGGAACAAGATGCGTCCGCTTCAGGTGCGCAGGTGATTGCGCTGACGACTAGGAACAAGCAGCTGGCGCAGTTGAGTAACGTCATCCCCACTGATCAAAAGATGCGCCTGTACGATGAAGTCGCGACATCCACCTTCAATGATCCGCGATTCAAGCTCTACAATGAACGCCTGGGTTTGACCGAGAAGGATCTGCGAAAGGCGGCTAAGTATTCCAACATGGTCACCTTCTACGGTGCCGGTGAGCGAACCGCCGCATTGAAGGTGGAAAAGTATTTGGCCAAGCCATTGGGTAAGAAGGAAGGACTGCTGGTGGTGACAGCGACGGAGCGTGATACGGTACTCAATGAGATCGCCGCCAGAGCCGCGAGATACAAGCGGTGGGATGAGGAGACCTACAATGAGCTAATGTCATTGCACACCAACGTCAAAGATATCTTCAACAAGGGATTAGATCCCGGTGATGATATCATGGAACAGCTCTATTTCTTGGATCCTAAGACTACGGATCTGGTAGAGAAGCTGTCGAAGAACTACGTGGGGACCGTCACGCCACAAGATTTCAAAGCCGTCGCCGAGATCATGAGCGAGTACATGACGGAGAAAGCACCCATTCTGCGTGACTACACTCGATTCGTGGGCAGGGTCGGTGAAGCTTTCTTGATGAACGCGAAGCCCAAGAACAGTGACTTCGATTGGGCCTCGATCGCCAAAATGCGTATACGCGGCAGTAAGAAGAAAGGGTATGTGATACCAGATCGCCTGAGCGAGATCATGGGTATCAAGGCGGGAGAACCCGTCACCGACAAAATGCTCAAGCGCATGGGCTTCTGGAAACCCGATGGAACTCTGAGCGAGATTGTGTATGGCGTCTCCGCTCCAGACACCCGTCGTACCGGCGCTAAGTACTTTAAGTTCAATGTCACACCTTTCAAGAACGGTGAATTCAGCATCGAGGTGCTGGAGGCCAATAAACTGCCCAAGAGCTGGGCTAACATTCCTTGGATCAATTTTGACGGTAAGATGCTGGAACAGCATTACACACAGAATTTTCAAGAGAAGCTGGTCTATCGGGACAAGTTTGGTAATTGGACCACCAATATCATTCAAGTACCACAAAAGACAGAGGCTTCCTGGTGGGATCAAGTAGTCAATAAGTCAGGTAAGATCAACGACATCGCCGATTTGGCCAAAGCCAAGACGGCCACCATGGTGAACGGTAACCATGCGAATGATGCCGTGATCGTCAAGAGGTTTCATCTCTGGGGCATGAAGAACGGTATCGATACGGCGACCGTTCACGATGCTTTCTTCACGAATATCGTGGACATGCTTCCCGGCAGGAGGGCGTTGAAAGAGATCTACGCAGGTACTCTCAAGCGCGATATCCTTAGAGAGTGGATGGATGAGCTCCTCGCCAGAGGTCTTCCCAGACCGATCTACGATGAATTCATGGAAGAGGCCATTAGAACAGGACTTATTCCAGTCCCCGGTAAGTCAATAGTTGGCGGCAAAGTGCTGACCAAAGAAGACATCCTCAAGGCAGATGACATTATGAAGGAGGTAATCGAGGATTTCCAGCATGACCGCGGCTGGTATGGTGTGGGCTGAGCCTCTCCATTACGTGAATTGCGGTTTATTCGAGACAGTTAAATTAAGGAAGGCAGGCACGGGCCTGCATTGTAATCATTTTTTGAAGTGGTGGGATTGTATCCCTTCCAGGCAATGAGTTGTACTCAAGGAAACGTCATGTCAGATCCGACCGAGAATACAGACGAAAGCAGCCAGGGCGGTAGCACTGGTGATGAATCAACCGAACCTAAGGTAGATCCAAAGGTAATTGATAAGCTTGTTGATGAACGAGTAGCCATGAAGTTAAAGCCAATCAAGGATAAACTTGATAATGCTTTCACTGCTCGTGATGAGGCTATCAAAAAGGCTGAAACATTAGAACGTGAAAAGAGAGATGCAGAGCTGGCCCGCTTGCAAGAAGAGGGTAAGCACAAAGAGGCATATGAGCTCCAATTAAAAGAAGAAAGAGCCGAAAAAGAAGCTCTAAAGAGACAGAATATTGAGCTCACCAGAAATAACGCGGTGCGTGCGGCGCTCATTGGTTTCGATTTCCGAAGTGAAAAAGCCTCAGAGATGGCTTTCGGAGATATCGTGAATCAGCTCGTCCAAGACGAGAAGGGTGACTGGATTCATCGTTCTGGAGTCTCCATCAGAGAGTTTGCGAAGAACTTCGCAGATAGTGATGATAATGCATTTCTATTCAAGATCAAGGCTTCGTCGGGATCTGGTGCAGGCGCGCCAAACAAAGGCAGTGGCCCTCCTGAACCTAAACCTTTAAAAGAAAGGTCACAGGAAGAGGTCATCAAACTAGTTTCAGAGGGGAAACTCCGAAGAGGAGGCTAACCCTCCCCATCACTAAGGAATTCATAGATGACCGTTAGAACAAATGTCACGGGCGCGACGAACTTCGTCCTTCAAGAAACGCTCGGAATGTACACCGATGAAGCTTACACCAATGCCAGGAAGCTCGTCGGTACTGGTATCGTCAGCGGTAACCCGCAGATCGATGTCAACACTGAGACCTTCGTGGGTCAGATGCGCTGGTTCAAGCCCCTTAATCCGACGATCAACGTCGCTTCGCTGACGGATGCAAATCCTGGTCAGAAGACCACGTATTCGTCCAGCTACCTGAAGTACATCAAGACCGTCCGCACCCACGGTGCTGAGAAGGTCAATGTGCAGCAGGTTGTCACGCAGCAGGATGGCCTCGCCAAGATTGCGCGTGATTTCGCTGAGACTCGTGCACAGGATGAGCACAATGCGCTGCTCGCTATCCTTAAGGGTGTTGCCATCTCCGAAGCACTGAACGGTGCCTCGTATGCGCAGGGTGCGAATGGTCTGGGTGGTCAGACGTTTGACAATGATCCGACGGACGCCAAGTACGGCTTCTATGTGGATCTTGGCACGGCTGGCATTCTCAATAAGGTCGGCTATCAGTCTGATGGCACCACGGCCAATGCCGCGTATGTCGGTGCGCAGCGTGCAGAGGGCTTCCTGAATGCCTTTGGTATGGGTTTCAAGGATTACGAGCCTGAGTATGCTTACCTTGTGACTTCGCCAGCCGTCATGGCATCGTTGCGTTCGGCCAATCTCGTGGACAACACGAAGGTCACCGAAGGTAATGTTGACTTCAGCACGATCTTCAATGGTAAGTTCCGTCTGATTCAGACTCGTGCAGCGCAAGGCCTGAGCGCGACCGAACTCGATCGCATCAACGATGGCCCCGGTGGTACGATCTCTGGTACGAAGACCAGCTTCCTGATCCTGCCCGGTGCTATCGCCATGGAACCGCTGGCTGTTCCCGATGACGTCGAAATCACCCGTGATGGTAATGCCTACAAGGGTGGCGGCGTGACGTCGATCTGGTATCGTTGGGGCTATGTCATGCATCCGGCTGGTTACGACTGGGTCGGCAGCGAGAACGTGTTCCCTGAAGATGCTGATTATATGTCCGTTAAGGAAAGCACTACGTACAAGGCCCTTGCCAGTGTCACTGATGGCACCGGTTCGGCCAACTGCGTGGGTGTCTGGAATCGCAAGTTCTCATCCGCACTAAGCCTCGGCATTCTGCCGATTTTCCACAGCTAACCCCTCCGGGGTAACGCTATGTCACTCGTCAAAGGGACGAACTCCTATGCTACTATAGCCGAAGCGGACGCCTATCTGGCGGATCGCATAGATGTAGCAGCATGGGACGGGGCCAGCGCCGAAGCCAAGGGGCAGGCGCTTGTCACCGCCACATCTATCCTCGATGCAATGTCGTGGGCAGGTGTGGCGGTTGCCTCCGATCAGCCCCTGGCCTTTCCTCGCAGCGGAACATATTTTGATCCAAAAGCGGGGGTGACGGTATCTATGCCGTCAAGTACTCCAGATAGAGTACTGAGAGCCACGTACGAGTTGGCCTATCACCTTCTCAATAATGATGGGCTATTAGATGATCAGGGATCTG